CCTTCCCAGCCAAGTCCGCCAGATACTCCCCCACCGCAATCGCGTCGGCCTTCTCCGGCATTGCGGCGATTTCTTGCGGACTCATCCCGGTCTTGCTGTAGAACGTCGCCAGCTCCTGCGGGTCCAGAGACCGTTGAATGGCCAACAGGAACGCATCGCGCTTCACCGAGTCCCCGGCAAAGATGATGTCCAACCCCTCGTGGCCGTGCTCGTGGGCCCAGACGTAGAGGATGTACCCGGGGAGGTCCCCATCCGGAACATTGTCGGCGACCACTACCAGTTCGCCCGTAGCGCCATCCCTGTACCCCTGGATCACCCTCCCTGATTGATTCCGCTCCCGGACCAATGCCGGGACCTCCGCGTCCAAGATCACGCGGACCGCTGCCGCATCGGGGTTTTTCTCTGCCAGCACCTCAGCCAGCCGTTGCGCCGACGCGATCCGCGGATCAACCCCTGCAGACTCCGCCGCCGGCGCCGCTTCCGGTGTGGGAGGACGTACCGGAGTTGCGGACTCCGCCGGCGGCGTCTCTTCGTCCGTTGCGGTTTCCGCAACATCTGGGGAGGATTGTTGCGTGTCCTGCACCTCCGCGGACTCCGCATCCTCGGGCCTGCCCTCAGCATCCCGGAGCGCCTCCAGGTCTTCCTGGGCCTGGCCCATCGCCTCATCGGCTTCGGCAAACACCTCCTCAGCAACGAACGCATCCGGGTCCATTCTGGCGGCTTCCTCAGGCGTGGCGGACTCCATGGCCCGATGCGTGCGACTGATCACCTTGCTGACAAGCCCTCTCACCTTCCCATCGAATTCACGGAGCGCCTGCATACCCGTGCGCTCTGGACCAAGCGCGCTCAGCATTGCCGCGGCGTGGCGGTCGCCTTGAGCGGCCAGTGCTCCGAGCGCTCTGCGCTTCTCGCGCACAAACGTTTCCTGGTCGGCCAACGTCCGGCACTCCGCCCACTGGTGCGCGGTGCTTACCACCGTGCTCTTGGTGCACGTGAGCATGGTCGCCATCACCGTGTCTCGGGCTTCCTTATCGTCGCCAACCAGAGCCATCAGGGTTTTCCCGGGAATCCAGTTGCACGCCACGGCCGTGTCCGCCACGTAGGCAGCCATTGCCTGACCGCTGAATTCATTCTGGAATAGCTCCTGTTCTATTTCCCCGGTTGCGGAGACCGCACTGAGCCCCAGCGCTGTCGCTACCGCGCCAAACTTCCCGGCCAGAAAGCGTTTTGCCGCCGCACCACCGGTCCCCATGGACATGGCCCCAAGCACACTGTTCAGGGCCAAGTTCCGATAGAACACACCCGATGCGTACTGCCCGGCCAAGAACGGGTCATTCAGCCGCCGCATCTCATCACGGTAGGCGTTGAGCGCCGTGTAGGCGCCGGACCCGTAGGCTGCCAGGCGCTGCTCTTCGGTACGGTTCGCGAGCGATTTCTCGAACCAGGACAGGCGTTGCGCAATCTCTTTCTTGTGGCGCACCACGTCCATGGTGAAGACACCGGCCTCGAACTCGCTCTCCCCAGCTCCCTGGAGGGCCCCCACGACCATATGGCGAAGTCCCTCACGCTGCGCCAGTCCCCCCGTGGCCGCGAATCCGAGCGTTGCGCCAAGCCCGAACACCGCCGCGTTGCCCAACGCCTGGCCACCGTTCACGGCCCACCAGTCCGGATTGGAGAGGTTCCGCACGAAGCTCCCGGAACTCTCCTCCAGGGACGCCTGTGTTTCCGGACCGATGTTGAATTGCTTGAGATCCTCAACGAACACGTTCGCCAGCGCTTCGGAGCTACGCATCATCTTGGCGTGATCGAGGAGGCGGATAGGCATGCTGTAGACCGACTGGTTCACAAAGGCCATCATGCGCTTTGCCAGCTCAGCCGGCCGCGTGTCGCTCCACCGCGGAGCCTCAAGAGATATCTGCGCAACGGGGGCCCCGAGCTTGGCGGAGAATTCCCGCATGCCCTGAATGTCCTCAGGCCCCACCTTGCCAATCTGCCGCGCCAGCCCCCTGTCAATCGCATCGGTGGCGCCCACCAGGTCCAGGATGGGCCACCCCAGCCCGCCAGTAAGCGCCCGAGCCGCCACACTGCCCTTCCCATTGAACGTCGTGCTCCGCGCCGTGCGTGGCGCAGCATCCGGGATCTTGTCCGCCTCCCTCAGCGCCCCCGGCCGCGCATCCGAATAGAAGCTGAACACGTGGTCATAGGCGTCCGCGTCGGTAGAGTCCTCCCCGAAGAACGCATTGCGGAAGGGTTCGTACTCATCCTCGGAGATTTCCCGACCGTAGCGGCTGGTCAGGAAGAGGCGGACCGCGTGCTGTTGCTTCCATGCATCCCCATTGTCGGCCAGGCGAAGCGCTTCCTGCTCGGAGTCCCGATACACCCCATTCAGGAAGCGATTCAGTTCATAGTCTATGCGTTCGGGGTCCACTGAATTGCCTTAACGGTCCCTGTTGTCCAGCCCGCCCTGGATGGATTCGCGATAGGCCTGCTGCTGTCTGGGCAACGCGAGAAACCTGTTGATGTGCTCCACGAAGTCGGGCACGCTAATGGGCTTGCCCTTCTCCTTCTGGTCCTTGAGATAGAGCCTGGCTGCCTCGTATACCCTCATGCGCAAGGTCTGACTGCGTGCCACGTCCTCATTGATCTCGGCGAGCGCCCTCGCGCGGGCATCCTCATCGGGCTTGCGGAATCCCCAAATCCCTTTCATCGCCCCGCGTGCTTTCTCCCTCGCTTCAAGCAGCTCCGCCTCGGTCCTGTCGTTTATCCCCCCTAACTTGCTCTTCACGATGATCCTGGACCCGAAGGCGTTCGCCGCCTCCATGTCCGCGATAACCCCCCACGCCGCCGCCTGGTCTTTCTGCTCGGTACTCCCATACGTGGTGATAGCCGTCAGGGTCTTCTCGATCGCCAGGCACACATCCCTCGTATCCGGCCAATCGCCCCTCCCCATGGCGCTCATGAGGTCATTGACCGCCACGTCTGGCGGGGTTCTGCCGCCGCGCACCCTGGCTTCAAGCACCCCCAGGGATGCTTTGGCTTCGTCTTCCCATTCCTTGCGGGCTTGCTCGGCCATTTTGGCTTCTGCGAGGTCCGCCCGTTTGGCGGCTACTTCCTGCTCTTCCCACCGACTGGTCAACACCCCATCGAGCTGGGTAAGCACGCGCTGCACATCCAAGGCGATGTCTGGGTCCTTGCCCTGGAACTCCCCCTGCAACTCCTGGCCCGTAGTCATCACCGAGAGGATCGACCCATCGTCCGCCACCATGGCGCGTAACGCATCAATCTTGAGCCCCGACACCGCGTCGGACCGCGCAGAGCGGCGCAGGGAAGTCAAGTGCCCAAGCTTGGCCGCGCCAAACTTCTCCCCCCGTTCCCGATACTGAGATACCACATCAGCCCCGAGCGTCTCCGCGTGGTTGTCCAGCACCGTGGCAAGATCACTCTTGCGCTGTTCGACCTCTGCCGCGTCCTTAGCGCTACTGATCCCGTCCAGGGCCAGGCTCAGCTTTCGCGCCGTCATGCGGCCCACCGCGTCCTTGACCTCCGCGTCGACGACATCCTGCCCGTACGGACGGTACTTGTCCGCGATGGCCGCATAGACCCCCTCCATCGCCCGAATCTCGCCGTCCACGTCCGCGAATCCCGTGGTGCTTGCCGCGCTCTCGATCCCGGCTGCGATCACCGCATCTTGCCCCGCCTCCCTGGCCCGCTGCGTTTCGGCCGTCACGTGGCGCGTGACATTCCCGACCACGCCCACCCGCAACTGGCCCCAAAACCCATCCAGGCGCTTGAGTTGCTCCGGGCTCAACCCGGCCTTGGTCTCCTCATACACCTCCGCGAGCAGCTCCTCTGCCGCCGCCGGAGCGCCCTGACTATCCAGCCCCCGCATTTCGCGCATCGGGCCATTCTGCCAGGCAGTAAGACGCTCTTGCGCCCTCGCGAACGAGGTCTGCGCCGCCGCCACGTCCTGGTCCTTCTGCTGCTGTTTGCGGCGGTTGATCAGCGCGATCGTGGCATCCAGCGCCGTCCCGGCCAGATTCGCAGCAGCTCCGGGCACGGGGTCTGGAGGCAGAGCGGATGTCTGCGGCACGAACGGCGCGGGCCGTGGCCCTATCCGCCGCTGATATGTCGGTACCGTTGGCATGATACTTCCCTGCCTATTCGGATCCCCCAGCGCTAAGGCTCATCCCCAGTTGGCTTGTCCCCCCAAGAATGCTGTTAGCCGCTCCCAGGTAGCCGGCAAACATGGATTGCCCGGATTGCCAGGACGCCAGCCGACTGCGTGTGCGGAAGTCATCGGCCTGCCTACCGAATCCCCATTGCTCCATCTGCGTGTTGTACTGGCTCATTGCCCGGTCCTCGGCCCCGAGCACAGCCACATCCTCTTCCCAGGACGCCGGCGAACCGCTTCTCAGCATCACATTGCCTGCCGCATAGGCCGTGCGCCCCATCCCGGTCACCGCGGCAATGCGGCGGTTGATCTGGTCGGCCTCGATCTCACCGCGCCGAGCAGCATCCGCCTGCATGAATTCGGCCGCAAGCGCGTTGTTCCGCTGGACATCAGCCTGATAGTCTGCCTGCTGGCTTGCCGCCCGGGCTCCCATGATAGTGGCACCTGCCCCCCCGACAATTGCCAGCCCACCGATAACGCCTAACGTCACGGGGTCGCACATGGTCTATCTCCATTCGTGATCGTGAACTGGTGGAACGGCATCCAGAACGGCCCCACCGCGACAGTGTGCTCCGTCACCTGCGCCCCGATACGCTTGAGCCAGGCGATGGAACGCCGTTGTCTGGCATCCACTACGTTGCCCAGATGCGGGCAGATCCTTGACATCTCCAGCAGGATGCGCGGGGGAACCGTGAGCAGCTCCCGGCGGCACAGCTTCGGAAAATCCTCAGTTCCCAGCAGCCACACGATCCCAAGTCCCGAAAGCACCGTGCCGAGCGAGACCCCGAACATGGCCTCCGGCCGCCGGGCGACCAGCACCGTGCGCCGATACTGCTCGCTGACCCGCCAGCTCTCCACCAACCCGTCGAACGCATTCAGCCCACAGCCCGCGTACAGCTCCGCCCGGTCCTCTGCACGCATGCGCGCGGCTATATCCGCGCAATGTTCGCGGGTCGCCGGCACAATGCGGATTGTCTTCCTACTCGCCAAGGCTCACCTTCGGTACGATTTCCAGGACCGTGAGCGGCCAAGGCTTGGCCGAGGTAATCACCAGCCGTCCGTGCGAATTCCACCCCGGCGGAATGATGATCGAGATATCACCCGTGAACCCGCCCCCGTTTCCCCATTCCTCGGTAGCCGCCTCTTGGTGCGGCGTGGTGTTGCCCGTTTCCGGACCCACCTCCAGATACTGCGAATTCAGCACCCGGACCGTTGCACTGTGCACCTTCTTGCGCCGCCCCTGGGCCGTGCCGCCCGCGTCGAACTCGATATTCAGCGTTTCCAGCGTGGAGGTGTACGGCAGCCCTATCACCACCCAGCTTTTTTCCTCTTCCGTCCAGGTGACCGTACCGCTCGTCACGGTCTTGCCGGTGTCCACCGTCCCGTTGCTGTGGGCGACGGTTACCGCAAACCCCTCCATCCAATCCAGCCCGGTCGCCGATGTGCCGGCCGCAGGCATCGTGTAGAGAATCGCGCAGTCGAGGAACACATCGTCGGAGTACTCCGCAAGCATCGCCTCGACGTAGTACACCGTGCTGTCGTCCGGGAGCACCCGCTTGACCAGCATGTACACCGGATCGGCGCCGTCCCCGTCATCCGGCAGCGCCGCGACGGCTCTGGCCTCCGCGGTCTCTCCGCCGGCCGCCAGGCTATGCCGATGCCAGGCCCAGACGTCGTGTTCCCGCAGGTAGGAGAGCGCCACCAGCGTACCATCGGCCTTGGCGCACCACACCAGGCTGTCCGGGTACCGCGCATAACACCAGTCAAGGAGCGCATTGCTGGCCGCCCCACTGAACAGATGCGCGGCGAGAATGGACAGGTTGTTTCCCATGTAGCCATCGGCTACCATGTCGAAATACATGTCCCGGACCTGACGCCCGTTTCGCCCCACATACAGCACCGTGTTGCCGATCACCAGCGGAGCCAGGTGCGCGCATCCCACATAGGATTGCGGAGTCAGCATGATCGAGGTAGGCGTAACCGCGTCCGTATTGCCGCCGGGCCCCAGGCGCCACTCGCTGCCCGCGGTCAGCACCATCATTTCCCGCAGCGGGATCATGTGCCGGATCTGATCCGCCAGCCGACTTGCCAGGGTAGCCTCGATCCCGTCATCCGCTCGCAGCGGCGTGGAGACCGCAAAGCTATGGAAGATCCCCGTACGCGAGGCCCAGACCGTGGAAGGCCGGTCGTTACTGGAGGCGTACCACAACCGCTGTTCAAACAGGGCCACCGACCCCGGATACGCATCCTCCCCGTTGAACGGGTCCGAGAGCTCGATAGGGCCTACCGTGGTATCCGGATTCACGTTGTCATCGACGAAAGCCTTACCATAGTTGCGGTAGTACAGCTCCAGTTCCCACACAGACCAGCGCTTGCCGTTGCTGTTGTTGGCATTAGCCAGCAGCCGCCAGTAGCGCGCCGACACCAGATCGACGCTGACCTGGCAGCTTTCCCACGTTCCAAGATCCTCGGTAAGGGTGAAGGTCTCCAGGTCCGACCAGTCCACGCCATTGGCGGAGTATTGCAGCTTCACCGAGGAGATTCCAAAGTCATCCCGTTGGAGAATCCGGAACGTCTTCAGCTCGATGTCACCGCCGGCGCCCATGTCCAAACCGATGTAGGCCGCCCCACTCACGCTGCTGTCAGTCTGCGTGGACCGCCAATCTGTATCCGCGTCCCCGTCAAACGCCTTCTCCTTCGCGTGCGCGGCATAATCCCCGCCGCTGATCTCCGTGCCCTTTGCCAGACCCGTGGAGCCCTCCACCGAGGTGGTGCCGATCAGTCCCCAAGCCCCCCGGCTGTTCTTCCACACGCTGTACTGCACCGCCCCAGGGGCCTCGTTCCACGCCAGGTCGACCATGGCCCCGCTCGCCCACGGGCTATCCACCGTCGCGGAAATCTGCTCGGACATCAGGCTCTCGTTGCCGTCTCCGTCGATGGCCGATACCGCATAGATCATCGTGCGCGTGGTCGCACCCGGAGTCTCGCTGTACGTGGCCGTGAGCCCATCCGGGGCCAGCATCGATGGGGTAAAGTCAACCGGGGTAAACCGCCAGGTGTAGTGACTGTACCGTTCCAGCTTGTAGGGAGGGTAGGAGGGATGCGCGAAGAACATCGTGTCGGCCGACTGCGTACACCGCAACTGTGCGAGGTCCGCAAGCGCGAAGGGGCTCGAGATCGTCAGATTGTTGTTGTGGGGCGCGTCCGCCCAGTAGCCGTAGTAGTAGCCGAACACTTCGTCACCCGGATCGGTGGCAGCCTCGATGTACAAGGTGAAGAAACCGAGGGTGTCATAGTCCCCCCAGTCTTTATTGATGTTGTTCCCCGCAGCGTCATAAACCGTGTACGGCGTGGTGGTGATCCCCGGAGGGGCGCCGCCCTCGGGCTCGGTCATGTAGTAGTATCCCGCCTTCCCGGTAGACTCTTCCCACAGCCACCGATCCGCGTCCACCAGGTCGACACAATTCGCGATGAACCCACCGTCCTTCAGCACCTGCATCTCGGCATCGGTAAACACCAGCATGTAGGTCTGTTCGGTGGAGAACTGGAACGGGATCAGGCGCCCGTCGCCCATTGCCTCCCCGATGTAGGCTGTTCCCTGCCGCCGGCTCACTCCCCCCTGGGGATGCACGATGAAGTTGCTTAGCGTCTTGCAGCCGGAGTGGTACTTCGCGAAGTCAACCCGACCGTGAAACGCGGGGTCCAGCTCCCCGGCCGCGAACGATGGCCTGTTGGGAAATGCGGGCACCTGAGTGCTGTCCTCCTACTGTCGGGAATCGGCTATATGGCGTGTGGAGGCGGTCTGCGGCTGTTGCTCGCTGTTGGCGTCAGCGGTGGCAGCCTCGTGGAAGGCCTGCACCGCCAGCATGGTCACAGTCTGCACAATCTTCGCGTCCCCGGTAATCGGCAGCGCGATCCTGGAGGCAATCAGGTATGCGTACGCCGCCACGAACAGAGGCGGAAACACCGTCACGGTGTCCTCATCGAAGATGTAGCGCAGCGTCACCTCGTCACTGTCACACCAGAGGTACCCGCCACGCACCTGGAATTCTGCCGTCCTGTCGCCGTTGATCAGCAGCGCCCGCAGGTAGTCCTCAGGTAGATCAAAGCCATACCCCCACGTCGTATCTTCTGCATCGTCGCTCTGTTCAACCAGCTCCGCCTCCTGAATCGCGAACCCCCAGGGATGACGCTGAAGCAGCTCCTTCCGGCACTGTGCGTACAGCGCATTGCAGTACCGGTTAGGCGTCCCCGTGTCGTTGAGCTCAGTAATGGGCTGAGCCCCCAGGTACAACAGCGCCTGATTGCAGATTTCGAGGATGGTCGCCGCCATGGTCTAGCCTTTCAGGGCCTTGCCCATCGCCTCCTTGGCCCGGACCACAAACCCGCGCTCCTTCTGCTTGACCGTCACGAAATGACGTGGCGGTTGCGGGTCTCCCGGACTCGTGACCAGCTTTTGACCAGGCTCCCAGATCCGCCCCTGAAACTGACATTTGCGCTCGCACACAAACTCTGGCATCGTCTTTCTCCTCGCTCGGCTCCAGATGGGCCGGCACGCCGCCCCACTCAAAGGCAAACGGCGCACCGGCCCCGCTTCTGGGGGGTTGAGCTATTGCTCAACGTGCCTGGATCAGTACGGCGCGTTGACGTTGTGCAGCTGCGGGGTCTCCACGAGGTACGCGTTGAACTTCCCGGCGGTCAACGCCGCGGTGCCGATGGTGTAGAGCACCCGCACATAGCGCAGGCAGCCCTTGGGGATGCGCACCGTGAGCACGTTGTATCCGGCCACCAGCGTGGCAATGGCGGTGGCGCCAACGGAGGCCAGCGTCTGAGCAGTGTCGAAGGCTTCGGCGGAGTCGTGCTGGACGGTGAAAGCCACCGTCGCGGAGCCGGCGGAGGTGCATGCGGTGTGCACATCGATCACGATGTACAGCTCGGGGAAGCTGCGCCCGGCCACCACCATGTCGATGACATTGGTGGAGGCGTGCGCAGCCACCGTGGTCTCAGCTTGCTCGGAGCTGAGTTGGAGGCACTTGTCGATGTACATGGTTCCCTTATCTCCTTGATTCGGGATTGCGTCTCTTGGTTCTCGCATCGTCCTCGATGATGATGAGCCGGCAGGGCCCCGGGATTCAAAGCCCCGGAGCCCCCAGGTCATGCTCACGGAGTGCCAAACGTCCCGGCGACCGTGGCCTCGGCCGTGATGATCGCATCGCAGCGCCGTACCGGAATGCCCTGGAAGCGCAACACCGGCTTCCCGGCCACGTCATCGAACGTGGTGGTGTAGCCGCTCTTCTGCAGGGCCTGGATGCGCAGCATCGTCTGCACAGTCCGGTTCACGTAGAACGCCGGGGTGCCCACGGTCTCGGAGGGCAAGCGCTCAAGCATCTTGACCATGCCCTTCACCAAGTCCGCGTCGCTGGACTCAGCCACCAGCGCCGACACGTCGATATTGCACATGCGCACGACGTACCGCCAGTCGCGCACGCAGAGCCCGCACTTCCACTGGTAGTGGGTGCGGTAGCCCTCGTAACGCCCGCCGGCCGCATCGGTGAGAGTGACCTGGCCCTTGTCCTCCATTTTGAGGCCCATCTGCGAGCCCTTGGGGTAGATCCCATGGACCGTGTTGGGACCCCAGACCACGAGCCAGATGCTCGTATTGTCCGAGTCCGAGCCCGCGCCGGTAATCATGTTGTACCCGCTGTTCGTGGTCGTGGCGGACGGCGTGGCAAAGCGCGGATTCAGCCCGACGAACCGCTCGGGGTTCACCGTGGTGTCCCCGTAGATCAGCGTGTCGAGGAAGGACTGGTTCATCCCCTCGATGTGGGCCGCATCCTCGGACAGGCGCCACGCCGGCGCATTGCCGTTGAGGTCCGCGAGGTCCTTGTCGACCTCGGCGTAAGCCTCAAGCATGCCGCAGGCGTCCGTCACCTGCGCCGTGGTCCCCTTGGTGGGCTGAACCCCGTAGTTCAGCAGCCGCCACGTGGGAGTCGGAAGCCCGGTCCGGATCGTGGTCTTGTGGCCCGTGGGCAGGTTGCCTTCGAGCCACACCATGTCCTGAATCATCTCGTTGCTCTCGGCGAGCAGCTCGATGAGTCCGGCGATCTTGTCGTTCTCGTCAAGACGCCGTTTGAAATCCAGCATCGTGACGGTGGAGGTTCCCAGAGTAGCCATGTGTGCATCTCCTTTACGGTTGCACAGTGTGTCTTGTCACAGTCACAGGCGCCGTCGCCGGACGGCATCAGCCGCCCTTCCGCGCCATCGATGGGTAGAAGGACGCCGCCCGGTCCACTACCGTGCCCGTGGGTCCCTTACCCGCGCCAGGTCCCCGGTCCTCGGAGACAGACTTGCCGATCCGCGCCAGGAACGAGAGCACCGCAGGGTGGTCACCCAACCAGGAGTCTGCAAACATCTGCTTGGAGGCATCGTCACCAAAGGTGTCGAGCGCCCGCCTTGCGTAGCCCGCCTCTTCCTGCCATCCCTTCGTCTTGCGGAACTCGCCCGCCCAGGTCTTGCGTTGCTCGGCCAGCGCCTCTTCGGCCGCCTGCGCCTGCTGCGCTTGCAACTTCACGTACGCGTCCACCAGCTTCTGCGCCGATTCCTGCGGCAGGTCCAGTTCCTTCAGCACGGGGGCAACCAGGTCCACCGCCGCGGAGTCCAGCTCAAGGCCCTCGGGCATCGTGAAGGGTTCGTACGCTTCGGGTGCGCCCTTGGGCTTGTCCTCGCCGTCCTTGGGTTTACCCTCGCCGTCCTTGTCCTTCTCTTCGCCTTCGGCCTTCGCCTTGTCCTTGTCTCCGCCTTGGTCCTCGTTGCCCTTATCCTCGGGTTTCCCGTCGGGCTTGGCGTCTTCCCCGGCCCCGCCGAGGATGCTGCTCTCGCCGCCCTTCGAGTCCGCACCGGTCTCCGGCTTCACGCCGGCCCCGTCCGCAGCGCCGAGGATGGACGATTCGCCAGACGCAGCGTCAGTGTGAGCTTGTGCGCTGTCTGCCATCGTCAGTCTCCGCATGATCGTTTTCGCGTGCGCGTAATTCCTGCACTGCCTGTGCATACAGATCCGGGCACGCCTCCAGGATCTGCTGGAACATTCTCAACCCGAATTCCCGCCGGCCCTCGTTGTAGAAGGTCTGCGAGCTGCCTGTGAAACAGGCCCGAAACAGGCCCGCATCGCTCAACCAATCCCAGATCAGCCGCCGGCCGGAGGGCAACCCCATCACCTCGCGCACATCGGCGCGACGTTGCGCCGCCGCGAGCTCCGCCTTGCGGTTCGCCTCTTCCCGAGTTGTACGAGGATCAGGCACCCGGCATCCTCCCCGTCTGTTGGGCCGTGCCCATGATCCGGCTCAGGGCATTATTGCCTGCGAGGTCCGCCCCAGCGGCATCCTTCGCCGCGCCTGCCATCGCCTGCGCCCCCTGGACCATCGCGGCCATTTGCGCCTGCTTGGCCCGGTTCGCCCGCATCGTCTTCACGGCTCGATCGTCCCGCATCAGCTTGGGAGGGACCCCAAGCGCATCGGCATAGGCGTCGGTTGCCTCATCGAGGTCCAGCTTGTCCGTCACGGCCGGGTCGATGGTTGCCGCCTGCGCCACGAATGCGGTAAGCGTGGTGACCCCATTCAGCGCAATCGCCTTCTGAGCCAGCGCGAGCGGGGAGATGTAATTCACGTTCAGCGGCATGCCCTGAAGCGCCTGCGGGGGAGGGGGGATGTACCCAGCTCGGGCCATCAAGTTGAACGTGCGGTCGATCAACGGGTCAAGGAGCTCGTTGTGCAGCCGTTCCAGCACCGGTCCGAGCATGACCAACTTTTCCTCGTGGCGCGCGGCGACCTCGGTCGCCGTCATCTTGCCCATCTCCGCCTCGATGAGCATCAGAAACAGATCGTTGTAGAGCCCCTGCCTGATAGACAGCCGTACATCGCGGATCTTCGCCTCAATCTCGCCGATGGGCGGGGTTACCTGGTACAGAGGCCGCAACATGTCTTTCGGATCATCGGTGTAGGTGATGCCTCCCGGAACCGTGTTGATGAGAACCGTTTTCATCGACCCGGGGGCCGCCATGGGGGGCTCAATCGCTTTGTCGAGCGCCACCAGCTCCTGTTCGGTCATCTTCTGGAGCATCTTGCAGTCGCCAAGGACATCGTGTCCGGCCCCGTGCCCGTAGGTATCCTCGGCCACCACGTGCCACCGTGGCGCCATGACCGGGAACTCGTAGTACCCCTCGATCTTCAACACCTCCTCGCTGGCGCCGGCCTCCATGTAGATCGATCGCCAGGCAAACCGCTCCACCCCAGCCTCTATCCTGTCATCGTTCGGCTCGATGGCATGGATCACCGCAAACACCGTGTCGACATTCCCGCCAGCCAGGCACGAGCGCACCCCAGGAGACAAGTGGTCCTCGCCGAACTCATCCCGCAGCTGCCCCACGCTCATCCAGTACTGCCGGTACATCGTGTCGACCCGGCCCTGCGCATCCTGCGCCAGCCAGTACTCCCCGCACGTGTAGGCCCGCGCCCGCAGCACGCTGCCGAACACCTCAAAGATCCCCATGGCCGCGGTGCCGAAGGTCAATAGCTCGAGGTAGCAGTGGTGCAGCGAGCGGTACACGTTGCTCTGGCTGTAGACCGAGCGCATTCGCCGTTCCACATCCGCGAGCCAAAGCTTCACATGGTGCTCATCAGCCAGCCCAGGATCTTGTACCCCGAGCGAGAACCACGGCCGCGCCGGCGAGGTCAGCCCGGATTGCATCCCGGCGCCGGCCACCCCGATGGCACGTACCGGCTGCATGTCGTAAAGGTCCAGATCATGGCGCGCCCCGTCGTTGTGCTCGCCGATGTTTCCGGCCCCGCCGATCCCCCGCCCGTGCGCCGGCAATAGCTGCGTCTTCAGCTCCGTCCACGTCGACTGCCAGCTCGTGCGGTCGGCCTTCAACCGCCCAAACCGCTTCTGGACCGCCGTGCAGATTGCCGCGTTTTCTCTGGACATGAGGCCTATCCCAGCCGGTTGACCAGCGGAACGGAACTGACCCCGCGCCCCCCGGTCCTGTTCGTGCCCTGCATGCCGGAGGCGAGCACCGCCGCGGCCTTGGACTGGTCGCGAGCGCGCCGCTGATCAACGGCCACGTCTTTGAGGGG